ATGATAATGTCTGCACGGCTACCTGTTAACTGAGAGGATATACCAAGGGACTTAACGGAAGGTGCGTGAGCAGCTGGAGCAGGACCGACATCGAAGGCTATCTTAGAGAACCTTTGATCCTTTTTAGGGATTAGTCCTTGAAGAACAGGAATGTCGTGTATGATTTTCAAGGTAAAGGTGGAGAAGTCATCAGCACGGTTCTTAGAAGCAGATACAACCAGGATGTTCTTAGTGGGGTCTAGGAGGAGTTGATGTACAGCATAGGCAGAACATATCCAAGACTTACCTACTCCACGGAACGCCATGATAACAGATCGTTTAGGACCGTGTTGCATGAAGTCTGCAATGTCATATTGTAATCCAGTAGGATCAGGTAGGTTCAAGTGTTTCCAAACTACATATAAGAAGTTACGGAAGTCCTTGAGTTGTTTAAGTTTATCGATACTCACAATCCAACTCTTTTGTCTCTCTCTTTCGGTGTTGTTATTACTTTGTAGCTACTTTTTGCTTTAGTTGTATATCATCTTCAAAGGGGAGTACTTCATTGAGTAGGTCATTAAGGGGAGTATCTTTCCCACTTGTTAATACAATCTCATTATCTTTAAGTAATTGCCTAGCACCGTTCAGTAGTGATGGATTGTACTCACCAGTCTCGTGCATCTGATCGATAGCTGATTTGTAGGTATCTGCTACATAACCTTGTAATTTACCTAGTTCTTCAAAAGTCTTCATATTGTTATTATTCTTCTCTAGTCGTAGGAACACCGTAACGCAACTTATCTACGTGCTCGTCTAGTTTATTCACCCTAGTCTTTAGGTGTTCAATGTTCATGTCTTGGGTAGCGTCAGCAGGTAGTGAACCGATCTCCCCACGAGGCCATCTTATGCGAAATTCTGAGTTCAAATTAAGCTCATGTTGAATCCTAGATATATCCATTTCAATGGTATTTAAGCGGTTGACAATTACTGAATATCCCCAAACCGCAGTTCCTACCAAAGCAATTACCTTTGCAGCAAAAGCGAGTTGTACTTTAGCGGATGCGTTTGCGTTTATCTCTGTCATCTCATCAACTTCTTACTGAGGCATTTGTTAACACTTCCAACGTCTAAGAGCTAAAGCTTTTCTAGTGGGTCTACCTTTACTATCTTTCATCGGTCCTTTATTACCACCCATTCTAGCACAGAAGCTTCGCTTTCTAGGACCACCACCAGGTTGAGGAGCTTTTAAGTTAGACCCAGTAGCCTTGTTATACTTAGCTCTGCCTTTAGCAGTGAGTCCACCCTTCTTAGACTTTTCACCTCTACCTAGAGATAACGATACACTCCTCACTTTTTAAAACCACGCTTCATATTTGCGTATGACTTAGGTGATATAGTAGACTTCTTCTTGCTACGACTAATGCCTAGCTTTCTTCTTCTGTTAATGTTTGCGTATAATCCTTTTTTCATCGTTTAATTAATATCTCCATCATTCTATCTAGTTTACCGTTAATCTCTTTAACCGTTGTTTCAAGACCACTCATACGGTTCTCAACAGCAGTATCTCGTTCTCGTTGCGTAGCTAACTCTACTTCAATCTTTGTTAATCGTTTCTCGTCTGTGTCTAAGCGATCTGATAGTTTCTTTATAACCCATCCGATAGCACCTAGAATAACAGCTAGAGCAGTGTCGAGAAAGTGTGAGATAGATTCGGTCATGATTATCCTATAGCTACTACTTTGATGAACAGGTTTGTATAGTTAGTAGTGCCAAGTAGTCCGTTGGTTCCTAAGTCCGGGTAGCCGTTTGCTAACTGTAAAGTAAAAGAATTGGAACTTAAAGTAGTAATACTGTAACCTGTATGTCCTGCTGCCGATGCACTAGCTATAGGCACTAATTGTGCGTTAGTATCACTAGCTGATGAGTTAACATAAACAGCAACTGTTACATCTGTAGTTCCTAAGTTGTGAGTAATTGTGTGAGTACTAGCGTTTGCTACGGTTACAGAGTCTATGGAGTTTTGCCATCCTGTATTGTATTTAGAAACCGCACCTCCCGTACCACTACTTGCTGCTGTAATTCGTCCTTGTTGGTCTACTGTGATGTCAGCACTAGTATAAGCACCGGGTGTAACAGCAGTGTGAGCTAGTTTAGCACTTGTAACAGCGTCGTCGGCTATCGTAAGTGTAGTAGAACCTGTAACATCTCCTGTATGAGTAGCGTTAGTAACCTTCGCTGTATTAGCTGCAACAGAAGCATTATTAGAAACCTCAGCGTCAAAGTCAGATATAGTAGCAGCAGTTTGAGTACCTGTGTGATTAGCTCTGTTCTTTAAGTTAGAGTCTGTATCATTAGCTGTTGCACCTGCTGCAATACCTGCAAGCTTATTTTGTTCAGCGTCATCATACTCATTAGTGTTAGCGTTGCTTTCGTAAAGAGTCTTAACATCAGCAGCAGAAGGAGAAGCACTACCGTTAGCAGCAGCTGTAATCCTTCCTTGTGCATCTACTGTTAGATTAGTAGCAGTGTAAGAACCTGGAGTAACAGCAGTGTCAGCAAGCTTGTCAGCAGTTATAGCGTCATCATTGATCTTGTTTGTAGTGATAGCAGCATCAGAGATGTTAACTGTATTAATAGGACCACCTGCTGTACCTGTTGCTAAAGTTGTAGCAATCTGAGCATCTACATAAGTTTTGTTTGTAGCGTGACTACCACTAGCAGGGGAAATTAACCCTGTAACTTTATCAACGTTTTGAATATCATTTGTTTGCATATCCAAGTTACCTGACATCGAATCTCCACTCTTGTTAACTTGAAGAGCATCTTGTTGGTCTACATAGCCTTTACGAGCAGAGTGATCACTACTAATAGGAGCACCTAAACCACTGACCATGTTACCACCCATAGCCAAGTCACCTGTCATATTGTCACCTGCTTTGGTAACTTGTAGTGCGTCTTGACCGTCTACATAAGTCTTATTAGTAAGATCGTTACCAGCACTAGGAACAGCAGAGGAAGTAACTTTATTAGAACCCATGTCCAAGTTACCAGTCATCGTATCCCCTGCTTCATCAACAAAAGTAGTATCTGCGTAGTTCTTAGTTACTGCATCTTGTGGGTTTGTAGGATCAGCTAGGTTTTTAATCTTGGCTAAATCGGCATCGTAGTGTCCATCAACAGGGTCTTTAGTCATCGTGTTCTTACCACTACCCTCTTCAATCTCTTCACTAAGATAAAGGTTGTGAAGGTAAGCACGATCTAGTTCTACCTCAGTAAGTACACTTCCATTCTCAAAGTCTACAAGAGCGGTGTCAGAAGCACTATCTCTTTTGATCCTTATCCTGTCTCCAGTTGCTGGAGCAGTAACAAATATTATAGCAGCAGAAGGAGAAGTTTGGATTGTGTAGTGAGTAGTAACTGTTTGATCTACAAATTTACCACCAGTTAAAGCCACTGTATCAAGTTGTACTACAACGTGTGTGTCATCGAGATAAGGAAAAGGAAAAGCAAAGGAGGTAGTAGTATTATCCCCAGTGTAGTCTACGTATGTATTAGGCATGGTAATCTATTATTAATTTGTTTGTTGTAAAAGTTCAAGCACATCTTCTTGTTGCATTCCAGCTCTTAAACCTGCTCTAGCTTGTGTTAACGAAGAGTATTGTGCGTTTAACTCAGGATACTCTCTAAGCACTTGTCTTCTAGCTTCTTTTCTGTACTTAGTTAGAACACTATTTAACTGCTGAATACGAGGGCTAGGAAGACCAGGTTCAGAGTCTGGTGATAACCTTTGGTAGTTCCTTGACTTTATAAGTTTGTTCAATGTTTGTCTAAGAGAAAGACCACGAAGTTTAACAGTTTTTAATAACTCTAATTGTCTATCGTTTGCGGATTGTCCTTTATCGTTTTCATACTCTAACAAGTCTATCTGCCCACCTAAACTAGGAGGAGGGTTTCTAAAAGCATGATTCAAACTTGCCATCTCTGTTAGGATAGGATCATTCTTTTTAGTGGACAGTTGAATAGGATTAATAAAACCTGTACCCATCCATTGTTCTGCTACATATTCCTCTCCCAATATATTACGTTTAGTATCTAAAGAACCACGCATACCTAGCTTACGTTTAACTGCGTCCATTACAGACCTTGTTTCTTTTATCGCTTGAGTATCGTAGTCGGCTGTTTGAGAAATTAAGTTAGGAACTAACGAACCTGCATAATTCCTACCTAACTTTTCTACATAACGATCAGGATCACCCAAAGCATCTGCCCACATTTGAATACCAGCTAAGTATGACTTGTTAGTAGCATTTCTTGTTAGAGCTAATACCATTGATGTTGATGCGTGTTCTAAAAGGGATTCATCAAAAGCCGCTTCCTCTCTTATCCCTGTTTCAACTAAATCTGCTACAACACCTAAAGGAGTAGCTAAAGGATCAAGTCGTTGATAACTGAAGTAAGTGTCTCCAATCTTAATACTGTAAGGTCTCCATCCTGTTGCCATTAGAGCTTCTTTTTCACGCTCATTACTAGGACCACCTCCAGTTATGTACTCTCTGTTGTTATAAGCTACATCGATTAAACCTCCAAAAGTAAGACCTGCTGTTACTACTTTACCTCTGGTTCTTGCTTTTAAGATAGGGTCTGTACTGTTGAACTCTGCAAATAACCGCTCACGCTCCTCTTTTAACACAGTAACAAAAGGAGTTCTTTCAAAAGCAAACTTTAAGATATTAGTAGGAGTACGAACAAAAGGAACTACAAATCTCAAGTAAGGTATTTTGTTAGTGGCTTCTTGGATTACTTTACCTAATGTCTTGTCTTGTAACTCTTTAGTAAATGTTAAATACTGAGCTTCTTCCATTGAATACTGCATAAGTGCAGATGAATCAGGATTAAAGTTATCGTCCTTGTATTTGATGATGAAATCAGATTTATCTTTTCCTTTAAGACCTTGCTTATCCGCTATCAAAGAAGCCTCTCTAACAAGACCTTCTTCAGACATCATACGTCCACCTTCAGTTACTATTCCATCGATAGTTTTATTAATATGCCCAGCTAATGCTTTGGGATCACGAATACCTTGTTGAATGCCTGACATAGCTGCTTTCATTCTAGCAGCTCTACGATAAGCTAACTGTTTAAAGAACTCATCAGAAGTTAACAATAACCTACTAGGCAGTCTTATGTAACTAGCGTATTTGTCTATTGAATCTTTAGCCGAGTCTGAAACAATACCACCTATAGGGGATTCAGCTATACGTTGACCAGTAATAGAAGCACGTTGACCTTCCTCAAACGCACGATTTGATGGGTCTAGTAGATTGTCTTGGTCTTTAAAAGCTTGTTTAGCAAACTTACCTGCTTCTTTAAACATCTCACTATCAGACCAAGACGCTATAACAGCTTTGACTACATCCATGTTTCCACTAGCTATACCACCAGCAACAGCCTCTAAAGTGGTCATTACCTGTGTCAACGCATTACCCATGATATTAACCATCTGCGTCTTAGGACCACTCAATATAGAGTTCATCCAGTATTCAGTAGGCATATCTAGGAAATGTTTACCTTGTGCCTTTTTAGCAGTATTCAACAATCTAGCTAAACTACCGTCTAAGTCATTAGGATCAATATGTTCTTTAACTAGCTTAACCATACGCTCTGGTTTCATGTTACCAGAGTTATTAACAAACTCGTTACGTATTCCTTCGATCTGAGTCTCCGCTTCGTTAAGACCTAACTTACGCTTTCCAAAACCTTCGTTTCTAGCTTGTAAAGTAATAGCAGTTTCTCTACCTATCCTACGATATACATCTGCTACTGTTAATAGTTGTTGGAAAGCATTTTTCAATTTAGTAGTGGATACTGTACCTCCACCTGTTTGATCAAACTCTTTAACTATCTCACTGACATTCTGTATAAGTGCTTTACCTTGTTCTCTGTAAGATTGTTGAATTATACGAACATCACGCAATACTTTCTCAGCATCTTCTCCTTCTTTAGCTTGTGCTCTGACAGTTGTTTCGATTGCTTCATCTATATCTGTGACTGCATCTGTAACGGTTACTTTATCAGGATTAGCCTTATAGTATTGTTCTAGTATATCTTTGAGTACAACAACATCTCCGTCAGTCTCTAGTGCAAACTGTGGTAGTCTAGGTTTTACTCCACCTACCATGAGTGCTTCAGCAAACCCTCTAAACTTGTCAGGTATAGCACTAAGGAACTCATCCTCTTCTCCAGGCATCATTTCTAAACCTTTCCTACCTCTTTGAGAAGGAAGCTTCATCTCTGCAATCTCACCTACACGACTAACAATGTTATCAGCTAAGTCTGTGCTTACACCTCTACCAAAGAAACTTTTAACAGTATTAACAACCTTCTCCCACATTGTCATCTTAGGAGTGTATTGAATACCTTTGAGAGCTTGCTGTAGTTGAGGATCAGAGAATGCCATAGACATAAACTCTGCTGGGTTCTTTATCCAGTATAAGTCAGGTTCACCTTTAACTGTCGTTAGTTCACCTTTAGAAGCTATCTCATCACGCATAGCATCCGCTTTCTTAAACATACGGAACATCTCTGCAACAGGTTTAGGTAGAGATTTCTTTGATAATACTTTATCAATAGCTTTAGCTCTAGCAGCTACATCATTTACATCTATATTTTTAAATGCACTTGAGTCATAATATTTATTTACATTATCAACTGTTACAGCGTGAGTAGCTTCGTGTAGTAAATTATAGATTGGATTTTCTTTTACTGAAGACGATTGACCATCTAGAACAATTCTTCTCTTACCACTCTCATAGAAAGAACCTCGTTTTAAACCTGTAGGTACATCAGAAGCAAAAGACCTTTCTTCAAGCTTAGCGTCAATACCTGTGTCTTTCCTAGTGCTAACAGTTTTTTAACAATAGGACTATATTCACCTAAGTTTCCATTTGTTCTATCGAATAGGTCTTGGATAGCTTCACGTGCAGTCATTGGTTTCCCAGTCTGCATTCGACTAGAAACACCTTCTACTAATGTTTTATTGTAGAAGTCTTTCTTTAGTTCTGGTCCTATCTTACCTAGTTTAGAATCTAAATCAACAACACTTGTAGGGGATGGAAAAGCCTCCTCAAAGAAGTCAAAACCCATTTCTTTAAAAGCCTTGTCTATTTTATTAGCAATATCTTTAAGTTGTTTTTCACTATATCCAGCTGCAATAAGTTTCTTTTTTAGACCTCCTTTAATTCCCTCCGATTCATAAATGGACATAGGTGTTAATTTTTGTTGAAAATCCTCAAAAGTTACACCGTGGTTTTCAATTAAATCAACAAACTCTTCTTCAGACCAAAGTAAAGACCAAGTATTTTCATCTAATTCGTTAGGTCCTCCCTCCATTCTAATGTTAAAAGCTTGGTCTTCTCTCTTTGCTGCTTGATGTACTTCATTTAAAGTGATGCCTGTCTCCTTCATTAACAGAGCTAAAGCTTTATTAGGAGATTCTGTTAGACCACTTGGTCCATTTGTCCAGTCCCCTATATCAAACAACTTCTCTGCGTTTGGTAAGTCTTCAATCGATTCAGCAATTTCTTCAGTTACTTCACCTGTATCAGGGTCAACCTTTTTAATGGGTTTTCCTATACCTAACGCACTATCAATTTTATCTGCCCACTTTTCTTTTTGCTCTTGTATTAAACCTTCGCTTGTTAAAGCTTGTGTAGTGGGAGCTTCTTCCGTTCTGTTAATAACTCTTGAGACATCAACCCATTCTTGATCACCTGCTTGTGCTAATTTATCTGTGGGTTTAAATACATTTGCATCCAATCTTTCTTGTACTTGTTGCCTATTAAAAGGACCGAATTGTTTACCGTCAGAATAAACATAAAAAGCTCTATCATCTCCAGGAGCAAAATCTACATCTGTTCTTTCTTTTGGTATTATACTAGCAGCATCTATTAACCTTTCAGGGTTTTGAGGATCAGATATTAATGTTCTAGTGCTTCCGCTTGGTAATTGATATTTCTTAATAATCTTACCAGCTACATCTGTTTCACTGATTAATTGACCACCTGCTTGAATAGTTTCTGATTCTTCTTTTGTAAGTGTTATAGCAGCTGGAGAAGGTTCATCTAAATCAAAAGCACTATAATCTTGTGTTAAGTCTATCTCAAAACTTTCATCAGGGTCTCCACCTATTTCTCTAAAGTCCTCTTCAAATTCTTTCTGTGCTTGTTGGCGAGAAAGAAAAGATTCATCTTCTGTAACTTGACTGAGTTTAAATTCTTCACGAAAGGGTGTACCTGTATTTAAAGACTCAACACCTATATTGTTGACCTCATCTGCGGTCTTACCTTCTCCCTTACCTCGCCTCATGTTCTTCACCGCTTTTAACGATTTAATAAACACACCAGCGACAGCTTCAAGACCTAGACCTTCCAACACATTCTTCATGCGTCCTTCTAACTCACCTTCATCTTCATCGTGTGCCAAGAACTCAGTAACTGGATTCTGTAGCTCGGGTACTTGTTGTATAAGATTAGATAGTCTAGCTTCTTGTCCGTTAAAGAAAGTAAAATCAGTAGCAGCACCAGCAACAACACCTTTAGTAACAGTACCTGCTTTAGCTAATGCACCTGCTCTACCAGCAAGACCAAACAAAGGAATGAATCCTGTAGCAAACTGAGATATACCTTCTACAGCACCACCTGCCATAGTCTTAGAAGTACCCAGGAATCGAGTGTCGTAGTCAGGTAGTACATCAAAAGCTAAGTAGTCAGCTAAGTTGTACGCACCTTGAACTGCACCTTCTACACCTCTAAATGGAGCTGCAAGTATATCACCTGCGTAATCAAAAAAATCGTTATCGTTTTCCTTTAAAATATCTTCTGGTAATGCCATAGTGTTTTATTTTATAAGTCTTAATCTTTTAGCGAACTCTCTTTGATCTTCAACAAATTGTACGAGATCGTCTATACCTATTATACTTGCTTTGTCTTTTACTTCTTGGGGCATATCCTCATTACTTTTTATATCTTTAGCTTGTTCTAATGCAGCAACAGAAAGAAGCCTAGTTATTCTCGTTCTGCCTTCAAACTCAGTTGCATCAAACCTTACTGTTCCATCAGGTGATAAACCTCTTTTAAGAGTGTCTGTGCTAGTAAAAGTTTCTAAGAATCCGTTAATGTTCATCCATTCACTAAGCATTCCTTCCTGTTCCTCTACAGTATAACGAACACCAGGTTGTCCTTTAACAGTCATAGGGATAGCACCTGCCATAACTGATGTATCTGGAGTTGGTTCTACTTTCCAAGCGTTAGGGTCTAACTGTTCCGATAATATAGCAGAAGTTCTAATACCATATGACCTAAGAAATTCAAAAGATTTCTGTTTGTTCTCTGGTGTAGATTCTTTTGCTCCCAATACTTTTAAAGCTTTAGTTGTCTCTGCTAAGTCTCCTTTTTTCTTGTCGTATCCAAAAAGATTTTCTAGTGCTTTGTCGAACATACCTTTTTCAGGTGCTTCTAATCCCTCTTGTTTTGTTTCTAAATAATCTGCGACTCTTTTAGAGTCGTTATCTTCTTTAGTTTTTTTAACGGTACGATCTTTAAGTTGCTTCTGTAAGTCCTTGTAAAGTCGTTCATCTTCTTTCCTAGTAAACTCTAAAAGTTTATCTTGTCTTTCCTCGTTAGATAGAGGTGTCTGTGTAAGCTGTAGAGTATAATTATCTACATTTGTTTGAAACTCAGCTAAAGAATTTGTCAGTAGATTAAAACCTTCTGCATCTCCAATTAAAACACCTTGTTGATCAAAATAACCTTTTACCTTCGTAGTGAAACCATCTCTTATAAATCCTAATCCAGGGGTGTTTCTTTTTAACTCTTCTTTTTTCCTTACATTAAAATTTACATTTGTAGCTAACCACGATTTAGCTTGGTCACTGAAGTTTACAAAAGCTTTTTTATTAACTGCAAGGTTAGCGTTTAAAGCGAATTTCTCTAAGTCGTTTTTGTTTGTGAATTTTTCACCCTCATACTCTACTTCTTTAGCTCCACTGTTTAATTGATCGTGTGCTATCTTAAAATTAATAAGCGTATTCTCTGCTAATTCATCCCCTTCATCCTCTTCTTGACCTTCAAATATTTCAGCAGCTTTATTTATGACTCTTTCGTATTCTAAATACTCATCATCATTCATTTTAGCGTTACCAAACTTCAAGTTTTCTGCTGCCCAATTTAAAAATCCATCTGCTCTATCTTCATTGCCACTAGCAGCTAGTTTTCTAATAACAGAAGTAAAGACAGCTCGTTGCTCTTTCGGTGCATAAGCATTTAAATTTCCCCAGTCATCAGCGAAGGAGTTAAGAGTGTCTAAGTCATAGATACCTGCTCTAGCTTCATCATCTAAACCTCCTGTTATATTTCTTACTGTTTCAAAAAGAGCAGAACTAGTAGAGAAAGCTAATTCTTCTTTAGCTATGGCTGACTGTCTTACTTCAAAGTTTGTTACAAGCGGTTGTATCTGTGGGTTTATCGCTTTTTGTAAACCTTGCTGTGCAATAACAGAACCTGCTAATCCAGGGTTATTTTGTATATACTCATCTCTTACTTTATTAATAATGTCAGCACCACCGTCAGGATCGTCTTCTAAAGGGTTAGCTAATCGTTTATTGATCTCAACCATCAAATCCCTACCAGCTAACTTGCCTATCGCTTCTATCTTCCTCTTCTGATTAATAGGAGAAGTAAGCCAACTCATAGCCCCTTTTCTTACTTGCTTATCAAACTCTCCTTCTGTCTTTTGGAGCATCGCTTGAATCTCTTCAGGACTCTTCCTTGATAACTCATCTTCAAATTGTTCTGCTTCTATATCAGCTACCTGTGTGTACTGCTGTAAGATAGGATTAACCTGTGACAAAGCATCAGCAAGGTCCATCAACTTATTCCTACCAGCTCTACGCTGACCTACACTGTATTGACCTGCTCTTTGAATAGTAGGTTGAATGCCTGGAACTGCGTCACCTAACCCTTGTACTTGTACTCGTTCTGCCATTATCTTCTCCTACCTGTCATTGCTTGTGTATAACTCTGGGATGATGTAGTTCCTGTTGATGATGATCCCATCCTACTACTAATGCCTTGACCTGCTGCGTATCCACTAAGTCCACCACTAACAGCTTGTAACCCTGATACTAATAAACTCGGTCTACTGATAGGTTGTTGAATCCCTATAAGTCTTTGTTGAGAAGCTAGTCCAGCTTGTTCTAATCCTAGCTGTGTGCCTACTCCTGTTAACTCTTGTTGTCTTAAAGTTGCTGCTCTATACCCTGCTTCCTGTCTAGTATAGTCATCCATTAAAGCAGTAACACTAGCACCTGCGACACCTGCTTCACCTGCTGAAACTCTCGCTCTACCTAAAGCTTCTCTAGATTTCCTGCTGACTTGTTCTAATTCCCTAGCAGTAGCTTCTTGTTGTTGAGCTTGTTGCATACGGATAGAGGACTGCTCTTGTAATGCTCTTTGACGCTCCGCTGCTGCTGACTGTGCTTGATACGCTGCTTGTGCTTTAGCTTGTTGCCTTTGCCCAGCATAACTCATTAAAGGTGAAGCTATACCTGCTACGGTTGATGCTCCTATAGTACCTAAAGCAACCGCTGACATACCAGCTGCTGCTGACTGTCCTACAATAGCTGTTCCTATAGTTGCTGATATTGGATCACACATATTACTTCCTCTCTATCTTAAATGACTTATAACCAGGGATATTGCAATCCTCAAAACTAGCACCCAACCATTTTAACCATCTCATACTCAGCGTGTTAGCTTCCATAATGTAATTTGTTAAGTAGTCAAAGTCTCCCATCAAATCATCTATCCACATCTGTGAATCCTTAACAAACTTCTTCTTTATCTTATAAAAATTCCTTGTACCTAGCAACCAGCAAATCCCTATGTTTCCTCTAGGACTGACTCCAAAGCAAGCTAACAATCCATCTTGATCTGTCTTGACGCTATAGCACTTACTACTTGATTCAAATGATCCGTACACAGCATCTCTAGGGTGGTGCATTAGACCGATACATTCCATCATATCTTCTTCTCGTAAGTCATCATATAACAAAGGAGCGTCTTCAAGTGCTTGTGCTTTCTCTACTTTAACCTCCATAACGTCTACTCCTTGATATAATAGTTGATTCAAACTCAGCAGATAACAGCTTCACTGGTAAAGCACTAGAAGATTTAATTTCGATAGTGGCATCATTAGGTTGAGCTTGTACAGCAAACTTAAAGAATCCAGTCTCAGGTGTGAATTTATTAAGGGTACTGACAGAGGCTAACAAACTTGGGTTGTAAGTGTAAGTGTATTTATCTCTAAATTTAGGTGTAACTTCTACGTTGAAGTGTCCAGTCTCTGAGTACTCAATGCTACCGTTACGAATAGTTTGGAATGTATAATCAGAAGCAGATCGTCCACCTCTCTCTGTAGGTTGCTTTAAGTTCTGCTTAGAGAACCTGTATAGCATATCGTACTCGTACCCAATGAAGTAATCATACACACTTAAATACTCGTAACCTTGCTCGCTCCACACAGGTGCTGAATCCACTTCTACAGTAGGTTGCCAATAGTTAGTATCTGTAGGGAGTATTGATGCAGAGGATGTATGTCCTTCAACACACTTATATAGTGAACCATTATAGTTAACATAATTAGCTAACTTACCATCAATTAAAATCTCGATGTCATTAACAGAGTGAAGTGTTACTTCTTTCCTTGTTCCGTTCTTAGAGTAAATAGCCATGCCCTCTTTAAACAAGAAGCTATTCCTAAACCTCATATAAGTAACATCAGTATAATTACTTCCGTCAAAGCTTTGGGGTGTTGTACTACTTAGCTTAGTATAGTTTATACTTTGTATATAATTAGTACTGCTGGTTTGTATTCTACCGTCTAACAATAAAGCATAGTCTCTATCTGTCTCGGCTAATCCATTCTCCATTGGTATCTTTTCTAAGTAAGTACCGTCACTATCTGTTGTGATAATATGCAAAGTAGATTCAATAAAGTGAAAACTTCTAACCTCTCTAGTAAAAGTAAAGGACATCCAGGAACTCTGTATCTTCTCTCGACCTTGCCAAAAGTACTTATATACAAACAACTTCTTATAATCTTGGTCAGTCTGTACAATAATCATGTTCTCTGATGCACTGCCTGCCATCCTGACTATATTAGAAGGGATGTACTTATTGATTTGTTCTGTTATCTCAGCTGCTCCGTAATTCTCTGTGTTGTTATCAACAGTGTACTCTAACAATCCTTCAAAGCTATTCCTTTTAAAGTTAAAGTAGATATGACTACTTAGTGCTAACGGTCTAATACTTTCTGATACATCGTACTCAGTAACTGGAGAGATAGTAACAGTCTTTGGAGTTAACAAGTCTGCACCTCTTAACACAAACTGTGTCTTCGCAGAGAATAACATTAGCTTCTCTTGGAACGCTTGTGCGTATTTAAGTAAGCTGATCTTAGTGTGTGATATTCCTACATCTATAGGAGCAGAGTCTAGTAACGATTGTGTTGTGGTCCTGAAGAAATTAAAGTATTCATCTGCTTCAGAGAACACTACAGAATCATCTGTCAATACTCCTAACCTGTTCTTAAAGAAGAAGATATCATTGATCTTATTACCTTTAAAAGAAGGAAGAGGGTTACTGTTGTCATCTCCTGAATCTCTACCTTCCCAATCAACAACTTTTAAAGTAAAGCTTGTTATCTTACCTGTATCTTGGTCAGGGATTAGTCTAACAGGCATTGTATCTTGGTCTAAGGCATTATCAATATATTGACTAGCACCTGTAGCAGAACCGTCTTGTGTCCACCCTACTGTTTCTATCCAACTACCTTCCCCGAAATCTTCGTTATCTTTAGTCTTAAACTTAACATAGTAATCATCTTGCTCTAGCTCTGCATCTCCTATGACCTTAATCCTAAAACCATTATAACAACTAGCTGGTAAATCTGTAATGCTATCTACTTCTTTATAAATAGCACTTAGTCCTTGATTAGCTAGTCCATCAGTAACTCTTATTTGAAAATCTTTATCTAAAGCGTTCGTTACTTTGATTACACTTCCTTGACGCTCAATAGAAAAAGGAGTACTAGCAATTGTCGTATATACCCAATTAGCTGTATTAGCAGCGGTTGTTACCCTTGATACATAACTATCAAAAACATTTACATCAAACCATTGATTTCCAAAGTACACGCTCTTTATTAACTGTGTAACAGTGATCTGTAAATCAGCGGATGCTATAACACCTGCCGATGCAAAGTTAGCTCCTATGTGTGTCAAATTAACTCCAGTTATCGTACCGTTAGAGTCTATAACAGCTTCTCCTTTTGCAGTCTCTGCTGGACCTGACAACCCTGCTGATTGATTAATAGTTACTTCTACTTTATAACCAGTTATATAAGGATTAACAGGTTTAAGATAACCTACTCCTCCGTTAGGAGAGCTAATTGAAACTGTACTCATCACATTAACAGTACCTGAAGGAAACCTAGTGTTTAAACAAGTTTCTAAATCTTTAGCTATATACTCTGTATCTGCGTGTTGACCTGCGTGAGTTCCAGTACTCGGTCCGCTTATGTAAGTGGAAGGAGATGCTCCTGCTATATGAGTATATTCGTGATGATTATCTAAACTAGTATCAACAGGAACTAAAGCTCCGTCTATATAAATACTGTACCCTTTTTCGTAGTCTCCTAGTTTAACAAATATTAAAGCTTCCTTTTCTAAAGGTTCTTGTAGCACTGATAGAGCACCTACCGTCTTAGTCTTATTAACTAGAAAGGTAGAGTCTGCTATGGTTAAAGCTGTAAGGTCCGTAAGAGGATTAGAAACAGAGACGTAAGTACCAGCGGTAGCATCTTCAATAGTAATATCCATCTCACCAGCACTAATGTTATCTACTGTTAAGTCTCTTGCTTTTAATCCGTTAACAGAGTCATACGTAATAACATATTGATTCTGTTCATCTCTATCTACATAGTGACTAAATAAATTAGAGCTAATATTAGCACCTAATCCAGTATCATAAGAAAACCTAGAGTTAGGTCTTTTAACAAGTCCCTCTACTACAGTTGACCAAGCATTTATCTGCTCATCACACTGTCCAGGGTATCTTAAATTGTCAGGTTGTTGTGATACACCTTGGGCAAGGTTAGGAATACTGGTGTTAAGCAGTGGCATCTTTACCTGTCAATTACTCTTAGTACGCTGTAGTTGTCAAAGATAGTTCTGTCTGCATTCTCAGAGTCACTTTCAATAGCTCTAGCTTTCGCTTCGATCTCATCTCTTAAAGCAAACCCTTCTATCTCTCGACTGCCTAAGAACCTAGCAGCAAAGATGCGAGCTGATTTAACAGCTATGTAATGTCTAAATTGTTCAGGTAGTTCTTCAAACTCTAACTCAAAAGTAATAATAGCTTTTAAGTCTTTAGTCCAAGTATCCCTGTGGTTTTTTCTATCGTATAGCTTAGTACCTCTTTGTACAGGATCAGTGTCCGTGTTTAACTCAGGGTCTAAGTCTACTTTTAAAATGTTTGTAGGTAATGTAATCCGACTTGTAACAGAATCAGGAACAAGTGGGTAATCGTATTCTGTATTGAAATGCCATCCTTCTGATTGGATAGCTTTACTTGTTTCTTCTAACGCATGGACTGCTTGTGTAACGGTTACAGGAACACTAGTTCCACTTAAAGTATTAACAGGTGATTCTCCTATTACAGAGATCATAATGTTTACCGCTTCCAGTTTAGTTGTCAGTGCCATAGCTTGTAAATAAAAATATCAGTGAAGGGAAGGGATTCCGCTACGCAGTCCCCCTCCCCAACACCGAAGAGAGAACTATTTCTGCAATTCAATAGCACACTCAGGACGGAGAACTCCGTGACCCATAGCATACTTTGCAACAAAAAGTGTTCCTTGACGCTCGATTTGATACTCGCTTTCAGTAGCAAGATCAAGAAGCTTCACAGTTCCGACAGCAGCAGAATGAGAAACAACACCAAGAGTATTAGTGAAGTTACCATTATACCCAGCACCACCAGCTCCGAATACATCATTGCTAGATGCACCATCTCCAGTAGCAACAGCTGATAAATCAGTTGAAGGAATGTGATTAGATTTGTAGATAGTGATACCAGCTACTTGTGGGATTGATCCAGAAGCAATGCTACCTACTCCTCCTACGTCTTTATTGACAGCAGAAGTAGAAATAGCCAACGCACCTGCACCACCTGTAATGAGCTTGTAATACTCCTGCGGACGAAGGACTGCAAAACGACCGTCACTAGGAACGTCATTTTCGTCAAGCTTCTGAGCAGCAGTGAATAAAGCAGCTACAAGTTCTGCACCAGTAGGATCAGTATTATCAGCATCATCAGTTGAATCAGCTCCGTCTCCCATTGCATTAGCAGAAACATCAAGAATACCACCAACTTTACCACCAGTAACAGCAGCAGATGTACGAGCAGCAGCGATAAAGGTTTTAGCTAGAGCAGTATCAAAACGAACTGCAAGTGCTTTACCTAACTCATTCGCGTAAACGGAACGAATATCGTAGTGATTCTTAACGTCATCAATGTTAGCCAAGAAAGTAGAAGCAAGTAACATCTTATCGATGGTGATTACTTTCTCTGCCTTTTTGATGTCACTCAAGTATGAGTTTCCACCGTCAGCGATGTTTTCGCCAGGTGTGTGGTAAGAAGCAGAAGCTACACCAGTAACTGGGAACTGAGCTGATTTACCGTTTTCGATTGTGCGGACAGTGTGTAAAGGTTTGAAGATGTTCGACTCCTCAAAAGTTTGTAAGATTTCTCCACTAAACTTCTTAAGAAACAAAGCATCGTCAGCACCAGCACTATTAATCTGTCCCACACGTGAGGGGGATGTATCTCCATTAGCCATAATATATGTTTGTTGTAATTGTTATTATTATTAGTATTTGTTTTTCGACTTTCGTTTGAACCTTTGATCGAGATTGTCCACCGCAGTGGGTCTTAACATTAGTACTACTAATTGTCTGTTAAAGTAAATTAAGTATTATAATTCCACCTAAACATAGAACAGTCAAGACAATAGCCTTCTCCTTCTTGCTCAAGTTATTATAAATTCTTATTAGTCTTTTTAATTGATTTCTCATTATTATTAGATTTTTTCTGTACGTATCGGGTATAAAAGATAGGGACTATGTTCCATAGAATAACACCTACAAGACATAGTTTCAAGAAACCATATACTTCATCTAACATAGAATCAAAGAATCCGTTATCCATCTTCTCATCTAATTGTTGTTGTACAAGTTCCTGTACATCTCCTTCGGATATAGCTTTAACTTTTTTAGCTAATCCTTTGTTCTCCTCCATTAACTTAGCACCCTCTCCTAATCCCCATCCAAGGGCAGCACCACCAGCAGCAGGACCAGGACCACCAAGGCTACCAACAGTTGCCCCACCTACACTGCCTATTAAAGGATAAAAAGAAGCCTTGGAACATCCACCAAAAAGAACCAGAACCAACACTGGCAAGAAAAAAGATGGAGTCCAAGGCTTCAAACCTACAATAAAAGTCTATATATTACTGACAGATATACGTCTGTCAATCTCTTCGTGATATGCTTTATCTCCACTCCTATATCTAGGATCAGATTGAGCACGAGCTAATTCCTGCATGGAACGAAAGGGCATAGTAGATGACTTGTTAACTGCTCCTTGTACTAGTCGAGGACTAACACCATTCTCTGCTTTAAATTGAGCGTACAATCCTTTAGTGGCTAACTTAGCTTGTTCAATTGTACCGTTCTGTACGATTTCATCAAAGGTATTTACCTCTTCAGGAGATAAGTTATTAGCTGCCCATTCTGCCATTTGATCCCAATTCCCATCAGCTACAGACTTGATGCTACCTTCTTCACTTTGCATAAGTGCCTGTTGACCAGCAGCATAGCTATCTACTATCTCCTTCGATATCCCAGCTTTAGCAAGATTCTCATAGGTCTCCTCAGATAGCTTACCATCATTTTGAAAGAACTCTTTAGAAGCTTCCACAACAATATTGTTACTATCCAAGTCTTCCTTCTGAGTGTCATCGGTTTCTTCTTGTACTTCAGATTCTTCCTCCTGTTCAACCCCTGCTCCCATTTTCTTTTCAAGTTCACTATAGGCACTAGCCATGTCTTCAGCACTTTTAAACTTTTCTGGCAACCACTCAGGTCTATTATCTTCCGTCTGTTCTTCAGGTACTGCTTCAACAGACTCTTCTGATTCGGGGTCAATCTCCTGTGGTGCTTTCTCATTTATCTCTACTCGGTGTAATTCAGCCATATCTACTCTTCTTGTGGTTGTTGTTGACTACTCATGTACTGCTCTTGTGCAGCATTGATAGCAGGTGCTACAGCAGGTCCACCCAACTTCATCATCATCTCTTGTTGTTGGGCTTGCTGCATAGCTTGTTGAATTTCTTCATCTGATTTGATTAAACCTTCTGTTTCAATACCTAACGCAGTAGCTCTTCTCTTGAAGTAATCTGATACGTTAACATACTGTGCTACTGCTTGTGGTCCTACTATTTGATTAGCACCTGCAAGGAATAGATCAAGTTTTTGTAAGTCATTACCTCGTCCTAGTGCTTCAACACCAGTAACAATAGTAGGTTTAACAATGTCTTTAGGTAACTTAGGAAGTCTTCCTTCTTTACTCATCCTTGCCATTAACCTAGTAACGACAGGCATTTGAAACTCTTGTGATAATAAAGAATACAATCCACCAAGTGCAGCTTCTAACTCCTGAGATAACATTCTTATCTCCTCTGCTGTTACTCGTTCTGCATCTCTGACTACTCCACTGTTAAGAAGGAAAGCTTGAGACAGTCTGTCACTGATTCCATTCATTACTCCTTGTGCAGTACGGAAGTCATTGAACTTGTTAAGTTGTAACACAGATACATCTCCATCACTTCCTTGTACAATTGCACCGTTAGGAGATTCAGATAAAGTCTTAGCCCTGGTTGTACCGTTAGGATTAACCATGAAGAGAACCTTAGCTGCTGCTGCACTTCCTTCGACTATCGCTTTTGTTAGTGCCTCTAGTGATTTAAGATCACCTAAGTACTCCTCTACAAAGCCACGTCCATAATCTTCACCGTCTATCCTTGTATAACGAAGAGGAAGAAAGGGAGACTTTTCAACAGGGTATCTACCCTTTGACTCCTCAATGACCATTCCCTTTACATCTTGTTGTACTATAAATTCATTACCTTCTCTGATAACAGAGGTGTATAGATCACAGCTATTCTCTTTCTCTTGACGATAGACTTCTTCTCTTACAGACTCAGGAAGCATCATCGGAGCAACAGTTTCTTTGATAGCTATGTGTGTTACGTTACCCATTGGGTCTCTCTTCACTACATAACGATCCAATCGAAATACCCTCATCCCTCCTTCGTCAGGTAAGTATAACAAAGTATTTCCAGCTACCAATAAATTCTTTAACGCTTCAAATACTCCTACTCTAAATGCTTCGACTTCTACTTCTTGAGATACACTTCGTTCTACATCTGCTAAAGCTTTCTCTAAGTCAGATCGTAATTGCTCTCCTCCCTCTGGTCCTAACTCCTGCTTTGCTTTATCTAATTCATACCTGTCTATAACAAGACGAAAGAACGGAGCGTTAGGTGGTAACAGTGCTAATAGTAATTTAGAAGCTAAGTTGTTAACTCCTCTAGCTCCTACTCCTTGATACGGTGTGTAATACTTAGTAGCGTAGTTATGCCCATCGGGAGGCATGATATAAGGAATAGTTAACTCAGATGAGGTACGACCTCTATCCAAGAAAGACCAACGCTGGTTCTCTAAGGAGTGGTATAAGCCTTGGGCTGTTTCTTGCATCTTACTCGTCAACGACGTTAGCCGCTACATCGTCGCACTTCCAAGGACCACTTTCTTTAACACGGAAACGCCACTCTCCTTCAACCTCTTCGGGTTCTGCGTATTTAATAGTGCCAACGGCTGGGATACCTAAGTATGCTTCAAGACGAGTTATCTCTGCTTGTGCCTCTGATTCTGTGGAATGTACTGAGTATTTCATTGTTTTACCAAGAGGTGAGTGTTGGGAGTCCGCTGTACTTATTAGCAAAGTAACTGTTAATAGTGTTCAAATCTGAAGTGCTAAGAATAGAATCAAAGAAGATAGCTTCGTAAATATCGCCTGTTGTTTTTGTAGTCCCTGATGAACCAATTGCCTCATGCACAAAAGTCGTTGACTGAGTTCTTGTGCCTAATAAAGTGCTTCCATCTCTATGTGCTTTTAAAGAGTTCGATCCATCTCTACTGTAGGTAAGCATATTAAGAGAGGTTAAATCGATGTTAGTTACAAAAGGTCCAGGGTATATATCTTCAAGCGGTCCGTAATATCCTAATTGAATGCTACCACCTCCGTCTTCATTTGGTGCTGCGTAATAATTAGAACTAGTAGAATCACCGTTACCAACCATTATAATAGTCCACGGTTGAGTGCTGGCCCTACTTATTGAGTTAGCTAAATTTAGTACATCGCCTCCATCAAAGCTTACATACTTATCGTCACCGCTAACATTGAATGTAGGTTGTGCGGAACCTGTAGCTTGAGTGCCATCATAACTTGTAGCTTGTCCACTTCTGTCACCCCAAGTACTTACTGCTAATCCACTTGCTGGATTGTTTACCTGATCGCTACCATCTAAAATGGCGGCATCGAAGTGCATCTTAGGTTGAACTGATATAGTGTAGTTCGTGCTAGTAAATAAACCACCGCTGTAACCGAGCTGATTAGCTGCGTAGTTAGGATCGTACTGAGAATCGTAATCAAATGTATTCCAATATGTACCGTCCCACCAACGAAGTTTTCCTGTGTTGGTCTCTAAGTATACATCACCTGTAGCTGGGTTGGATGGTAAGCCAGTATCTGCACCTGATGATATATAAGGCATACCAAGAGTAGTGCGAGCAGCGGATGCGTCTGCATCATCTACAAGAGTAGCTCCGAATGCTGAGATGCCGTGTACGCTAGATGTTAATGCTTCGTGATTACCTAAAGAAACTTGTGTAGCTAACCCGCTGATGTCTGCCGCCTGAACGGGAGCCGCTGCCATTAGGTTGGTAACGGTCAATTGTTTTGTCGTACTATCGGTATCATCTACAACAGCCAGGAAATCAGCTCCAGCTACTGTTGATAAAACTCCGAGTTCACTAATTTTTTTATTGGCCATAAGTATTAAGCAGGTTCAAATAATAATATTTCATTTAGTTCAGTAACTAAAGGTTCACTTAATTCTGTAAGTAAAGCTCCATCAATAACAGGAGTCTGAGGTGTATCAAATCCATACAAAGCACCAAAGACAGGTCTGAGTAATTGATTAGGTATTGTTGTTATCTCGCTAGGTTTATCTAGCTGATCTGTGAAGGTGATAGACATTAAAGAGAGTCAGTAGAACCTGTTGCGTATACACTGTAAGTACCATCTGTTCTCGCTGATACATTACCTCTGATCTGTTCGTAGTGTCCGTGGTCATCTCTAACCATGACAGCACCGTCAGCTGTTACAGCTTCAGAGTGAATGACAAACCAAGCACCACCGATGTACGCTTCTATATCTACCGTACCTCCTGTGGTTACTGCGGAAGAAGCGATTACAAAGGTCCAACCCTTAGAACGCTCTACTGAGAATGAACTGCCAGCCCCTGTTGCAACAACAGATGATAGCAAAGTCTTTTTTGAGAGTGTGCGAAGCATGATATTATATAGTTATATTGTTATTAAGAAGACATATAGACACCAGTACCACCAGATGATCCACCAAGTGTAGGTCTAGCAGAACGCTTTAACTGTGCTTGTGCTCCTACCTTCTTCTTCTTAGGCTGTGTTTGTCTAACAGTCTTAGATGCTTCAGCTACAGGAGGAGGTGGTGGAGGAGGAGCTGGAGGTGGAGGAGGTGGAGGAATATCGGGTGCTGACATACACATGGTTAGTCTTTTGTTAAAATGTTATTTTGTATTTGATCGTTATAAGTTTGTCTGAGGAATCTGATTACAGATACTTGACCACTCTTAAACCAAACATCTTTTTCTGTGTTCGTCAAGTCAGGACATTTGTCAGGGTATAATTGTTCTAAGCGTTTAATCATAGCCTCGCTTATAGCTGGCATTAGTTCATCTTCCATTATTGCGTGTCTCCAGTCCATATATAAAGTGGTGTCATTTCTCCTACATAAGCTCCTCCAATGTTGAAACTAAAGAACTCCATAGCATCTTCCATTGTCATATCATCTCTTAACATAAGTATCTCTAAGATTCTTTCAATAGAATAAACATATCTTCCATCGTGATACTCTTGACCTATGATAGCTTCATTAAATCCATCTGCTTTTATCTGCTCTTTTTCTATAGGTGCTATCATTTATTATAACTCCTATCATCTAGTTCACTAGGTAAACTACCTTTTGTTATTTGATCTTCGGTCCACAGGAACGCACTGGCATTCCACAGTATAGCACCTGCGTGATCTTCTGATTCATCTCCTTCACTAAGTGCTAACAAATGTCTACTCATGCTATCTATTAATCTACTGAGTGGGAATCCGTTGTGCCAGTTGTTGTCTCCGTAGAGTTTGCCTCCTTCTTCGTATCGTCTGGCAAGGGAGCGAAGGGCGATTGGAGGAATAAGGCTGAATCGTCCCCGTCCAGTAGCCCTGTCACGCTCCGCACCAGTGGCATAATGTTCTTTCTCTCCAGAGTTTGGTAGTTCTTCGGTGTCCATAGTTTTGTTATTTGTTTTTGTTTTTTATTATATTCTTGTTTTCTTAATAGTCTAGCCATCCAAGCATTCATTAAAGCGTCTTGTTCGTCTTGTCCCTTCTTAGCGTACAAAGCTACAACAGCTTCCCAAGTGTATCCGTGTTCGTCCAACCACTTCTTAGCAGTCACAGCTCCTACTCCTTTTGCACCACTGAATCCATCTGTTGAATCTCCCATCAGTGCTTGTAGTAGGTGGAAGTTATCTGCTTCTTCTTCAGTAGGTTCATGGTATTCTTCTTTGTTATAATCATAGAAGATTCCTGGTACTCCTTTGAAGTCCTTATCTATTGACACAATGATTCTCTTGTCTAACCTGTTCGGTCTTTCAGTAGCTAAGATACTTAACACATCATCTGCTTCTACATTAGCCCACAGTTGTGCATCTAGTTCCTCTATCATCCACTGCTTCATAGGCTTTAAGATGATAGGTAGTACTGACTTCCTTCTGTTAGATTTATAATCAGGGAATAGTTTCCTTCGGAAGTTTGCTCGGTCACTAAGTGCTAACACTACTTCATCTGCTTTGAGTAGGTCTTTGAATTGTTCTATCCTTCCTAGTACTCTTTGCTTTGCTACTGCCATGTCTGCGTGTACAGTCCAAAGCTCCTCTTCCCATTGTATATTTTCTTGTGCTATGATTGACGATTCAAATGCTAACACATCAGCGTCAATTAGTATGGTTGTTTTACTCATAGAATATGCTCCAGTTCTCTTGGTATTTTTTATATCTTGATTTACTTTGCGGTAATACGCTCAACTTTATAGATAATGCTTTTATTTGTTTTCTTGGTATCATCCACCAAGTGTCTTCAGGTATAACGTAGCATCCTACTACATCTATAGTATCACACATGGAAGCCTTCTGAGCTAGTCCTGTACTTGTGCTCAATGCATAACTATTAGTCGATGACTTATGTGTTGTTGATTTAATCTGTACCTTTAATACACCAGCAGGGCAAGTGACAATGAAGTCCCAAGGCATAGGTGTGGTAGGTACGTGAGGTTCAAAGTCTCTCTCTAGACATTCTGTTATAAACCTTGATTCTGATATTGCTCCTATCCTCTGCGAGTTTGATGAAGGCATTTCATTGTTGTTGTGTTGATTCTTCCAGTCCCAAGAGACATCTAAATCAGTTGTATCATACAAGTTTGCAAGGGACAAGTAGTAATCGTATTCAAGTTCTAGTGTGTCTGTGACCATGACTCTCCTATCTTATACTCACCATCCATAGGACAGTTTAACTTTAACTCTTTACCTGCTGCCTTGATTGCTTGTACTGCTAACTGTCCGTATGTCTCAGCTTTCTCAGGTAGTACTTCAGCTTGGAACTCATCATGTATATTACCTACGAATGAATAGTCCCTGCCGTGTTGCCATTCAAGACTCTGTAGTTTGCTGTACAACTTTATCAAAGCTACCTTCATAACTACAGCACCTGCTGATTGAAGTAACATGTTAAGTGCAGAGTGTGGACTTCTAATAGGAAGTATCCTTCCATCTATACCCACCAGTCTTTTACTTCGTGTTACTTTTTGTTCGATACCTTTCTTCAATATCTTCAAAGCAGGTAAGTTAGAAAGGAACTTCATCTTTAATATCTTTCCTTCCTTTAGACTACCACCTACTATCTCTCCAATCTTTCCATCTCCTGCTCCGTAAAGGAATCCATAGATGAATGTCTTAGCTTGATCCCTAGTCTTTAACCCTGCTGCTTTCTGATTCACAGTGTGGATGTCTCCTTCTAGTATATTCCTAGCGTACTCTCCACCATCCCAGTTAGCTAAGTAGTGAGCAAGCATACGAAGTTCTAACCCACTCGCGTCACAACCTACTAATTTATATCCACTCTTAGCGATGAATAAACTACGGCACTCTTCACCATAAGGAACTCTACCAGCAGGTACTTGAGCTAGGTTAGGCGAGGAGTGAGTACATCTACCTGTGACTGCACCGTTTGTATTGACTCGTCCGTGTATCCTGCCATTCTTAACTAGCTTAAGCCATCCATTCTTGCCGTCAGCTAATTGTCCTAGTCGTTTGACTACTAATAGATACTCTAATAAAAGCTCGGCAGCTGGATGGCTTATTTTTTTAAGAGTAGCTTCGTCTACCTTTACAGTCTCTCCGTCATTACTAACTGGAAGTTCAATCCCTAGTTCCTTAAATCTTTCTTTGATCTGTAAGCGACTGCCAGGATTAAACGGTGTTACTTTTTCTTGTGTCCCGATAGACTCAGCATCTTTAACTAGGTTCTGTACCATACCTCTTTTCTTAAGTATATCTTTTAACTTAGCTTTGGTAGGTGCATTGATTATCTCTACTCCATCCATGTGTTCAATCTTTAAGGACCATCCAGCAGAGGACTTCATCTTTTCAACTTTAGGTTCAAACATTTTTTGCAGTTCATCCTTCAAGCGAGCAGATACAGTGTTAAGTTTTTGTTCTAACTGTTCAGCTTTATCCACATCAAACTCAAACCCGTTGCTTTCCTGTAGTCTGATGATGTAAGCGAACCAATGTTCTACTGCTAACATCTTCTTACTAGGGTTCTGATTTATTAGGTACTCATATAATGTCTTTGTTACTATGACATCTCGTTCACAGTACTTCTTCATGTCTTCATTGTAACTATCCCAAGCACCTTCTTCTTCTCCGTAAGATAGCTTTAATATCTCACCCATCCTGAGACCCCAGGCTTTTAAGCTGTGACTACCAATCATTTTAGTGTCAAAATTTTTCCTACTAAAATCATCTTCCTTTAAGTCTGGATTCAAACACCTACTCATAACGAGGGTGTCTTGTACTTGGACTAAAGGAGGATAGAAGTTATACAGTTTAGATAGGGCAGGTAGGTCAAAGCCTATGATGTTATGACCGATGATCTTGTCTGCTTTGCTTAACATATCTAGTCCTGCCCTCATGCCATCACCCTCAAAGGTAACCATCTTACCTCCTATTGGATCATACACACTCATGCAATGACAGACTTTTAAATCATTTAGATTAGTGAAGTCTTCAATGCCGTTGGTTTCTATATCAAAGAATAGTATTTTCATATTTTTAAAACGGTGCTTTACCGTTATTGTTGGTTATTGTTTTGTCTTTGAATACCTCTTCATCTTCGGTGTAACGAGCACTGTCTGCATTGTAATACAATGTAGTTGCCAATCCTGTCTCACCACTGAATCTATTTTTAAGTACTCTTACTTTTGTTTCGTTGCTGTCTTCTTTCTGTTGGTTTCTTTCTAGTCCTATCACCATGTCACTTAGTTGTGAGATTGAATGACTACCTCTCAGGTCACTTAACCTAGTAACTCCTCCCTCTTCATGTCCTCCTCCGTTAGGTGGTCTTCTAAGGTGAGATACTAACACCATTCCACATCCAGTCTCTTCCACTAAGCTTCGTAGTTGTGTCATTGTGTTATCAATTAACCTTCGTTCATCATCTCCTTGGATACCACTAACTACAATAGATAGATGGTCAAGGAATATCCACTTACATCCTAGCCCTTTGCACAGGTAGCGTATCTTTGATAATAGATTATCACTTTCTGTACTTCCGAAGTGGTCATAGGTATAGAAGTTTCCGTTACCTACAGTCTCATCGAATGCTTTTCGTAACTCCTTCTCAGTCAAGGTGTTCTCCATGTGAAGAGGTTTCTTAATGTGGATACCCATGATACCTAACGCTGTCCTTCTAACACTCTCTTCAAGTGCGATGTAACCTACCGTCTCTCCAAGTCCAAGAAGGTGGTGACAGACTTCGCGACAGAACAAGGACTTACCTATCCCTGACCCAGCACAAAGTGTTACCAGTTCTCCTCTTCTAATACCGTGTGTCATTTCATTTAACGAGAGGTAAGGATAAGGTTGGCACTCTGAAGTGTCTTCCTTTATGACTGCTTGCCATATCTCTTCTCCTCCTACTATCCCATCAGGTCTATACTCTCTCGCTTGCCACAAGCAATTAACTAACTCTTCGCTACGCTTGGCTACGATCATATCACTAGCATCTTTTAACGGTAGCTCTGCGATGGATGCCTTGCCTGGAGTTAGAAGACCAGCACATTCTGTTGCTCCCTTTCTTCCTGGATCATCATTATCAAAGCAGAAGATTACTTTTTGAAAGGACTCTAACCAATCGATTGATTGACTAACGTACTTCTTTGCTGCTCCTGCTCCATTCGGTACAGATACTACTGCCCACTTGTTTCCGAATGCTTGTGAAATACTTAACGCATCCACCTCACCCTCACACACCACTACTCTTCTTCCTCCATCCTTCCAAAGGTGCTGACCATATAAGCCTAGCAACTCTCCTCGAATGTGGAATTGTTTATTCGCAGTGCGTATCTTTTGTCCTACTAATGTGCCATCTCTACTTCTATAGTTCGCTATCTGGACAGGTTCTTTATTGAAGTATCCAATTTGATACCCCCACTTCTGACAGGTCTCACTTGTTAAGTTCCTTCTTGTTATATCTGTGTACTTACCAGTAAGAAATGATGTTTCACTGTTGTTACTACTCACCTTTACAGTTCCTCCTTTAGGTCTACTGTATGTAGCACAGCTGAAACACATTGTGCTTCCGTCTGCGTTGACTCCGACAGCGTCACTCGACCCACACTTTGTACATTGCTGATGCGTGTTAGTGAAAGCCATGACTTTGGTACTTGTTTATGTGCATATAATATTCCTTTCTTTTCACACCACATTGCATAAGTAGTCTTACTACCTTTGCGTATTTTATTGTAGGCGTTTTGAAATAACAACCTGATGTCTAGCTCAGGATGTTGTTCTTTGATTAGTAAATGCTTAGACCTATCCTCCGTGACCCACCTTCCCTTGGTCTCTACTATGATTCCGTTGGGAAGAATGAAGTCAGGAGTGTAGGTACTAAGTCTCTTATACTCAATGACTAACGTCTCGTACTTGTAATCTATTCCGTGACGCTTTAACTGAGCAGCTATTCTCTCTTCAAACCCACTCCTAAAAGTCGGCAGTGAGGGTGTCTTCTTCTTCTTCGGCATCAAGTGCTTGGTCTAGGGTTTCACCTCCGTTAACATATCCACCTTCAACAGCAGTGAACCCAAATGAATCAGCTGCTTGTTCTGTGAACTCACCCTCTGACAACTCAATTACTTGAACAGCTAATAACTCTAACGATAATCCTACTCCTAACAAGGAAGTGAACCAAGTCTTAGGGCGTACGTTAAGGCGTACCTTTGAACCACCTCGTACTATTGTTTCTTTGTCCCAAGGATTACCCTTTGAATCAAACAATCCAATTGAACGAGTGTACGTACTACCAGTCTTCTTACTTATTCCGTTAACAGGTTTCAACTTTGCTTTGAGGATGTAAGAATCTCCTTCAAGTTGAATAGGTAACTCATAGGACTTAGCTTTCTTACCAAGCTCCTCACTTTTCTCCAGTATTGCTTCTTCAAAGATAGGTTTGAGTTGCTTTACAATAACTTCACCTTCTTCTTTTGTTAACACTAAGCTACAGCTGTACTCACCACCCTCTACAAACTTAGTACTCGGTATGTTAACCCAAGGATACTTAGCAATTCCTACAGGTGTAGTGATACTGTCTAATTTTGATCTACTTTTTATAGCCATTTCTTTCTTCTTTCTATTTGTTGTTTTATGAGAACAGGTACTGGCAGTCGTTTAATGCAGACACGTCAAGTGTGCCTAGTTCTGTGCTGTCTTCCAGTTCGTTCGTTCCAGTTTGTGTAGCGACTTCGTTGTTGAACTTATTCCCGATGTCGTTACTAAAAATCTCTTGGTATATCTCTCTCAATTGTTGGTGCATCTTCGGTGCGTTAGGGCTTTGAGTTGCAAAGCTGTCATGTATAGATGAGACATCACCTTTGAATTTGCAAGCTAAAAAATGTACCACACTAGCATCGATACTGTGTATCACGTTGGGTACAATAGCTTTAGCCATCTGAGAAGGACAAATTAAATCGTTATCTCTTCGGTACTTTACTTGAATGCTTTGCATGTTAAGGACAGATTTAACGTAAAGGTTATCCTTCTTAACAAGCTCCTGTTCAATAGGTAATCCAAAAGGTGAAGTCCACGTAAATTTTTTATCACACTTTCGTATTTGATTCTTCAATTTTTTCATGAAGGTAATCTGTTTACCAAGCATCCAATTTGCTACGTCATTAATCAAGGTAGCAAGGTAGAGCATAGCTTCCACATATTCAGTGTTACTAAATGGATTGACTCGTCCGTTACGGATCTCCCTTTTGAATACATCTTCTACTTCATCAACACTAGAGTAGCTATTCATTCCAAAAGGTTTACACATTACTATCTTCTTTACATACTTCCTTGTAATCCCCCACTTTAACCAGTCACCAGCAAGAGAGTGTCTGTGCTTATTAGTGTGTAGTCTAGTATTTACACGGTCACATATCTCTTGGTATAAATCTTTTGGTTTATCTTGTGGTACTAAGTTTGTCCACTCTCCAATCTCCTCATCTTTTAAAAGTAAAGATAGAATCTGTACACCATTACAAGTAGCGTCCATGTGACAAGGTAACCTCGTTTCAAATCCATATCCTTCCTCCTTAAATGCTTGGTATTCAAAACAAAACGCCAGGAAAGCCCAAGGATCAGAAGCTTCTTGCCAATAGTCATTGTTAAAAGGATCAGATGCACATTCTTTTATCTCATTTTCGTGGTCTTTTACCCAAGCAATGCGTTCATCATAACTCCCCTTTGTACCCCATACATTTGCTCCGTGTATTAACAACCACCTACTCTCCTCCTCGTTAGTAATTGCTACGCTATTGTAAAACTCTAAGCAACTCCTTCCAAGGTCACAACTTTGTGGGTTAACATAGCTAGGTACATAATACACTCGTCCTCTGTAATCCATTTGAACTGGAAAGAAAAGCTTTTCCTTGTCGGCATATAACTTACAGACGTGTAGGATTTTTAAACACCTCATCCTTTGTCCGTTAGTCCGTTGGTTAAACTCATAGATATACTTAGCCTTCTTCTTCCACTCGATAAAAGCTTCAGGGTCTTTCTGTACTAGTCCTTCTACTGGGTCAAGTGGTTCAAGTAACTGACTCTTTTGCATAGCTCCAATGGACAAGTCATTTTCCCACGCCCATTGCATGACTTCGTATAACTTTTTATTCAATCGGTACGGTACATTTTGCAAGTTGTTTAAAGGTTCAAAAGCCTTGGATAAATCCCTCGACATATCACTTCGTTTCATGATGGGAAGTTGTGGAAGTTCAATCGAACTGTACCCACCACCCCAGTTGTCATTCCATTCAATAGGTTTCTCAAGAGTAGCTAACCAAAAGGGAGACAAGACTTCACAGTGTTCATCATACTTCTTGATCCACTCGTACATCTTAGGGTTTGGAACTAGTATCTTCTTTGTCTTTCTACCTTGGCAGAATCGATCACGGACAGAAAACAAATTGGTTTGTAAGCGTATCACTTCTAATAACCAACACCCAATCACTGCTTTATGGTGTTGTTTAAAAAGATCAAAGCGTTTATACCTTCCTTGTTTGTGGAACTTCCTTTCCTTTGCCCAGAAGTGGGACATAAAACGATACCTACTCTTCGCATCTTTTCTATCCCTTTCAAGTAGCATCCAATCGCTTTTGTTCATGTGCTTTTTAAAGTAACGGACACGTACTTCATCCTCGATCGCCTTTGCCATTTCAAAACTCGCGGCAGTAATGTTTGGTTCGTCAATTAACAAATCAAATAGCTTCTTAATGCCAAGATATGCAATCACACTGGGTTCTAAATCCCATACAAAAGGAAGCCATAAAGGAACAGGTGCGTCTGGCTTTGAACAGTCCTCAAAGTACCTAGCAATTGCATTCTCTACGTCCTCATGTATCGCTCGTCCTAGTCTCTTATAGCTTGGTTGTTCGGACAGGTAATTGTTATCTTTATATACCTCCTTC